ACAGTACTTGATTCTTCTTGTACTGTGATACCACTAATAAGTGTTTCACCACCCGTACCAGTTAAGTTAGAACCATCACCATAAAGTTGATAGGCAGATAAGATACCAACAGATAACTTAGCAGTATTACCTACACCAACGGCAGTATCAGGATTAGTTGTTCCAATACCTACATTCATGTTGGCATTACCAACAATCCAGTTATCCGCACAAATACCAATTGCTAACTGATTACTACCAGTTGTATCTGGCACATTAGCACCTAGACCGATAGCAACATTACAACATCCAGTGGTAACTGCATCTCCTGAATATTTGCCCAAGAAAGTATTGTTATCTCCATTTGTAACAGCACCACCAGAACTTTTACCTATAAATGTATTACCACTACCATCACCCGAAGCATCTCCTGCTGCGGCACCTATTATTGTATTTTGGCTACCTGTATTGTTACGAGCAGCATCGTGTCCTACCACAGTATTGGTAGTTCCTGAAGTTGAAGCTGTTAATGTTAAGGTTCCGATAGAAACATTACTACTACCAGTCACACCTTTACCAGCATTATATCCAAGGAAGGTATTTTCTCCTCCAGTAGTTAGTGATTTACCTGCCTCGTTACCTATAGCAATGTTACCTAAAGTAACAGTATTCTGATTCTGTAATGCAGCCTTACCAATCGCAATTGATCCATGAGCATTAGTATCTTCAGAACTTAATGCATTACACCCTATTGCAATAGCATCAGTACCAGTTGTGAGTGCATCTCCTGCATTTCTACCTATTAAAACATTAGATCCACCTGAAGTTATACTGAAACCTGCAGAATAACCAATTCCAACATTATAATCACCAGTATTATCTGCAGCAGTACTACTACCTTGTAATGCATCCTTACCAAAAGCAATGTTATAACATCCACTAGTAACACATCTACCTGCATAAGATCCCATAAAGATATTAGAACTAGCACTAGTAACACCATAACCAGCCATTCTTCCAATCAGTACATTACAATCACCAGTTACTCTAGGTCCAGTTGCCGCAACATTATTACCAATCATAATATTGTCACTACCAGAAGTTATACAACAACCAGCAGAACGACCTAGAGCAATGTTATCACTACCAGTATTATCGGCTTCATAGATAGCATATCCTCTTAATGCCCACAGACCAAGAGCAATATTATAACAACCACCTACTAAACAATTACCTGAACCACATCCTAGTAAAATATTTAAACAAGCAGGAGTTCCACAAACACCAAGGCCGGTACCAGCAGCATCACCAGCAATTAGGTTTCCATCTGCATCTTGTGAGAATCCAACACCACTTAAGTTAGAACCATCACCATAAAGTTGATAGGCAGATACAATACCGACACTTAACTTAGCAGTAACTCCAGCACCAACAGCAGCATCTGGATAATCAGTTCCTATACCTATATTCCAATTACCATTACCAACGATCCAATGTTTATCCTTACATCCAATCAATAATTGATGACTATCAGTTGCTGATAGCATATCCATACAAGTTCCAAGGGCAATATTAAAATGACCAGTGGTATGATTTGTAGCTACATAATGACCTAAGAATATATTTCGACAACCTGATTGAGTCTTTCTTCCTGCAAATGAACCCAAAAGGAGATTATAATGTCCACCTGTTAAACAACATCCTGCAAAGTGACCAATCGCAACAGTATCGTTTGTATTGCCCATGGTACCTTCCTGACCAATACCTGCTCCAATAAGAATGTTATTAGGACCAGTTGTTAATGTCTTACCACCACAACCCAGTATTATATTTCTAGTTCCAGTAGTTACACTACAACCAGCAGCTTTTCCAAGGAAAATATTATCAGAACCACTTTCTAGTTTATTTCCAGCATAACAACCTATGAATACATTACTATCACCTGCACAATTAGTATGGCCAGCACTATATCCTATACCAATATTATAACAAGTATCAGCATCTGAATCTGTACCAGTACCTGTTCCAGCATATAAGTTCTCTTGTGAGTCTGGTAAAAATCCAACACCACTTAAGTTAGAACCATCACCATAATATACAGCAGCAGAACCATCCGACCCAATACTCTTACCTGCACCAATTCTTATTCCTTCTCTTGCTGTTATTATTCCTATCGAATCTATATTAGTTACATCTTCGTATGTTAATGTACCACCAATTGATACATCACCAGAAAATGTAGAGACACCCGATATCTCTAAGTGAGTTAATATCCCTACATTAGCCTCTACTCTATCAGAAAGATATAAATTTCTCCAATATTGGCCTGGTGTTCCTAAATCATACTGACCATATCCAAAAGGATTTAAACCACTAATAAAGTTTCCATTAACATTAATATTATCAGCACCACTATCTCCTAAAAATATGTTTCCACCAAGAGTTGTGACACCAGCAACACTTAATGTTCCACCTAAAGTTGTAATACCACTTACCAATAAATCAGTAAAAACAGACCCACCAGAAGTATCAATACCAGGAAGATTTGTAAGATTACTACCATCCCCATAAAATTTAGTAGCAAATACAGAACTAATGCCAGTTATATCTGTTGAGTTATCACCTACAATATTTCCATTCGCATTTATGTCACCAGCAAATGTAGAAACACCAGATACATATAATTCAGCAAATGTACCAACACCTGTGACATTAATATTAGTAAGACTTCCACTAATTCCTACAAGACTACTAAATGTAGAAACACCTGCTACATTTAGATTACCAGTAACATCCACCCCATCATCACTAAACCTTGCTACACTAGAAGTACCCGCATTATCACGAATATCTACTGCACTACCATATATACGTAGATCCCCACTTCCTTGATCTCTAATATAACTATGCTGTCCAGCATCATGCCATATTTGAAGATCTCCAAATGCTCCTCCAATATTTCCGAAATGTAATTTCTTATCATCAGGAAAACGTACAGAATCATTAAATGTAGAGATCCCAGCTACACTTAATGTTCCACGTAAAGTAGAAATACCAAGTACATCTAAACTCTCAGTAACAATCTTATCAGTAGCACCAACCCCAGTTATATTAGATCCATCACCATAAAATTGATAGGCAGATACAATACCAGCGGCTAATACAGCAGTATTACCAGACCCAACTTGATCTGTGGGAACTAATGTTCCTATACCAACATTTCCTATTACAGTTACAGAAGTTTTATTTTCACTGTAATTGGAGATACCTACATTAAGGTCTTTAACCTTTCCGCTAATATATTTTGCCATTTTAGTTAAGTGTCTCTAGTATACTTCCAAGGAATTTAACATCAGTCGAATCACTTGCAGATAATACAAGCACATCACTAGTTTCAAGAACCAGTTTACCTGGTAATAAGTTTGCAGTGTCACTTGCCTCAATAGGTAATGACTTTACAATTTCTGTTGTCACTGCAATACCTGCAGTAGTTCTTTCGTGAGAAAGAGAAACAGTTCGGGTTTGACTTCCAACATTTGCTGCCTGAGCCAAAAGAACAACACCAGTATATCCCGTAGGTGCCGTATAGATTCCAACGGGACTTGTCGGTGCAACCTTTGTTACTGTTTGGAATACGTTAAGTTTAAGTGCCATTCTTTTAATCTCCTCCTAGTGCTAGAATGAACGGTGTCATCTGTGAGAACAAACTCTTAGAATAAAATTCTCCAGTAATAGTTCCTGATTGTTGATCAATGACGACACCATCACCAATCCTAAAGTTACCAGTCTGATCCGTACTAGTGAATATAGTTAGTCCACCATTACGATCATCAATCTCATTATCCTGAATAGGAACTGCTCCCTTCTGAGGAAGAGATTGTACAGGATCAACTCCTGTTCCAATATATTCAAACGAATGACTGGATGCTATGATCCTACTTTGCTTATGAAAAGGAACTGTAGTTCCAACACCTACTGCATAAGGAACATTATCATTAATAGTAATCGTAGTAATACCACTAGAAATAGGAGTAGAACTCTTTATAGAATATAATATAGGTTTCATCTGTACCGATGCTGTAGCACTTCCAGTTACTGTTATTGATGGTGTTGATGTATAACCTCTACCATTAGAAACAATACTAATTTCATTAACTGTACCATTAACAATAGTAGCTACTGCAGTTGCTTGTACTCCCCATGCCGTTCCTGGTGCATCAATAGTTACGGTAGGTGGACTTGTATATCCAGAACCACCATTCGTTATAGTTATTTTTTCAACTTCTTCATATATATCACCAAAATAAACCACCTGACCATCAAATGGTCTGATGATATCTATCTTTGCCGTTCCACCAGAAACATAAGTATGAGCATATTTTGAAGGACCTACATTAACTGTAAATGATGTGGTATCAGGAACACTTTTAACATCAAAAACATATCCAACATTTCCATCTGGATAAACTTTATTCTGTAAAGGAACACTACCAACATTAATAGTAAAACTAGTTGTTGTACCAACAGTAACAGCAGTAGTTACTCCTGCAATTGGATCACTAACTCTTGGATATTCATGTTCAGTCGCATAATCATCTGCAGCACAAGTAAATGTTAATGATTGATTGTCTAAAGTAATTGTATCATTCGTTGACATACCATGAACAGAATCAAATGTCAATGTAAGAACACCTGTTGAAGGAACATAAGTTGCTCCATTAGGTGTCTTTTGATTTCCAGACTCGGCACCACTCTGAACATTAACTGCATTACTATCTGCAGATACAAATCTATGAGTTCCACTACCATAATTACAACTAAGTGTCATACTCGAAAGAGTAATTCCCATTCCAACTTCAAACCCATGAGCACCTGAAGTTGTTACAGTAGCAAGTCCTGATACATTATCATAAACAAAATTGGAAATACTACTAGTAGTAATACCAACATCCAATGCAAAAGTATCCGCATCAGCATCAGCAGATGCAGTCACAATACCAGTATATTTTCTAGGGCCCTTTCCATCAGAAATCATTCCATAATTTCCAAATGAAGAGTTGGAGTTTGTTACATCACATTGTCCACCATTAACACAAACAAGACCCACATCATTATTGATAGTAAACATTGAAACTATCTGAGCATATCCTTCATTACTCACAGAACATCCTATACCATTCTGGTTATATTGAGTAAATGAATCCGTAACCATACTCTTAAATGGGCCTACCGAATGATTACCATCAATTTTTAATCCAACACTATTCGTGACAAAATTAGTACAGTTACGCACATAAGCTGACTGATTAAAATATCTAATTACATTTGGATTAAATGCTGCAATAGCACTTCCAGCATTCATAGTACCAGTGAAGGACATTTCAGTAATATAATTTCCTGGTGCCACATGAAATAAATCACTTCCAGCATTACTAGGTATTACTGTTACTTCTCTTAAACTATCTCCAACAATACTTACCTGTGGAGGAAGTGCAATAGGATTATTCTCTGTATATGTTCCTGCACTAACTCTGATTACATCTCCTGTAGTAGATATGGCAACAGCACCTGCAATAGTTGCTTTTGCATCTCCTAATTTCTTTCCTGTATTATTATCATCTCCATCTCCAGTTACATATAATACATTCGTTACAGTTGCTCCTGCTCCTAAAGGAACTACTCCAGTTGCTATACCTGTCGCAGAAAATCTATCTCTTAACGTTACCAGTTCTGCATCATAGGTATTAAGAGCTAATTCTCCTACTTGTAGGTCTGAAACCTGCGGTCTTTTACCAGGTACCGCAGATCGTTTGATCCTTATCGGGGTTGCCATTTATTACATTCGGTATTTACCAGAAATAGCAGTATATACTGCTGATCTATTTATTCAAGTTGCATTGTTACGTCTTGGACGATAAGCAAATAAATTCTGTGGGGGATCTGGTTTCATCCAATCTATAATTTTATTATATTTTTCTACATTAAAAAAGTCCTGAGAAAAATACCATTCCTCCCAAGGACTATGAGCTTTAGATTGGTTACAAGAATGACAGCAACACACTACATTCTTTGTGAAGTCTGTTCCTCCTTTACAACGAGGAACTACATGATCGATTGTTAATTCTTTTTTAGATCCACAGTAGGCACACTTATAATTCCATTTCTCTTTTACATTTCTCCTCCACATTCGTATTGCTTCTTGTGAACTTGTGGTCTTCAAATTAAACAAATAATGACGAGGAGAAGATAAAATTGACATAAGTGCTTGCGACTTACGATTATTTATCTTTAGAGATTTTCTTCTTGTTCTGTTAACAATACAACAGTATCAGAAGTTGGTTTGGCAACACATGTAAGAGCAAATCCTTCCTCTAGTTGATCATCATCCAAATAGAATTGATCTTCTTGATCTACAGTTCCTTCTAAAACTTTCATACAACAAGAAGAACAAGAACCAGAACGACATGAAGATGGATGATCCAATCCTGCTTCCTCTAGAGCATCTAAGATACTGGTTTCCTCATCACACTCAAAGGTCTCAGTTTCACCGTCAGGTGTTTTAAGAGTTATAGTAGCCATGGATAGTTTTTACAAATCAATAGTATATATTATACTACACTACCTATAGAAGGTCACTATTGTTTTGATTTACTGGTAATCTGTTTCTTCCAGTGATCTATTAAAAGGTGAAGCTCTTTAATACGATCTTCAGCTGTTTTTACTTTCTCTTTTAGATTCATTACTCATTACCTTATAATTTTTATATAGGAACATTCATCCCATCATACCATGTTTTAAAAGAATAAGGATTCCATTGACCATAAGCTTTACTATTTGGTAAAGGTCCACCATAATCAGATTCCATTACGTCACACCATTTTTTATCCTTTATAAAATCTACTATACCATAAAACTGTGTATCTTCTCCATTCTTTCCAATCTGACCTTTAAGTCTATTATCCAATGATAATGACTGTGCGTATTTCCAAAAAGGAGTATCATATTTAGAACCAAACTGATAATGCCATAATATAAAATTCTGAATTTGTCTTATATAATCCCTTACTCCCCATGATGCAAAAGCATTTGATTTATCCATCCCCTTATAAAGATCTAAAATAAAAGTAGGAACATTCTTACTTAAATTTTTATCAATGATATTTGTCATAAGATAATTAACCCATTGCATATAAGTTTGTACAGCAGTAGATTCCATTGCTTCTAAAAAACATAATCTATTTCCATTTAAAAATATTCTACCATCTACAATAGGTTTTTTAGCTACATAATTTGTAAATGTAAGATGTCTCGTCACATCAACATCAAACATATTAAGAAAATTACTTTCAGCATCTTCCTTAGAAGTTATATTACTATTATAACAATAACCCACAGACCCATTATAAGAAGGAGATTCTTTATGACTTGGAATTATAAATGTCCATCCATCAGGAGTAGCAATATGACTACTCCACATATCTTTAGTAGTATCCCAATTTGGTTTACCTAAAACTGCAGCATTTATAGGATTAATTAATTCATCATAATCAGAAAAATCTTCTGGTTTACCTCTACAATCAAAAACATAATCAGCATCAACATTCTTAGGTTCCAGTATATTACTTTCAGTTACTTTAAAATGACCTGATTCTAAAACAGCTTTCTGCATTTCCCATGGACAATAATGCATTGCCATTCTATCAGCAGGAAAATTATGAAATATTTTTTCATTTACTTTACCCCAATCCTTATATAATATTCCACTCTTTGGAGTTGCATGAATACTATTACTATACCAATCAAATCCAATAGTAGCCCATAAAATTCTTGGAGGATCTATTAAAGTTGCTTGACCTACAGGTTCTGAAGGAATATTAGAATCATATATCAATTCAACTTCATGATTTGTATACCAACCAAATTGCAATGCTGTTAAACATCCAGCATTACCTGCTCCCACTACAGCAATTTTAGACATTCCTTAACTTTTCCAATATTTCTTTATAAGCATCTACTATATCCCCTTCCCCTTTCCTAAACAAATCTTTGTCAAAACTTTTACCTTCTTTCCAAAGCCGCATTCCATCAGGTGATAGTTCATCAGCAAGGAGTAAATTGTGTTCAGAATCATAACCAAACTCTAACTTAAAATCAACAAGTGTAAGACCAATCTTACGAAAGATATCTTGTAGTATAGCATTAACTTCTCTTGCTGTAAACTGCAAGTTCCTTATCACATTACCATAACCCATCAGTTTGATTCTATCTTCTGTGAGTAATGGATCATCTTTCTCATCATCTTTCAAGTAAAACTCAACTAAAGGCCAATTAATATGCTGACCTTCCTTTAGTGTTGTCTGTCTAACAATAGAACCAGTGGCAATATTTCTTACTACAACTTCTATTGGAATGATATTAACTTTCTTACATGACATAATCCTTTCAGGAAATGTGTCAAGATAATGAGTTTTAATTCCCACCTTTTCCAATTGCTCAAATAGAAAAGCAGATATTTCCATACAGACTTTTCCCTTACCTTCAGGATAATCTATCTTCTTACCATTACCAGCAGTAACTTTATCCTCATATTGTATAAGAACTATATCAGGTTCGGATGTAGTGAAGACAGTCTTTACTTTTCCTTTTGTAATTTCAGTATTCATGATTCAATTTGATTCTTAACTTTCTCAATTGCTGCTGGCAATAAAGCATATTCTCTTCTCTGAATAGCTTTAGTCAATGATTTTACATCATCATCAGGAAGAATAGGTACCTTACCTTGGAGTATTATTTCACCACCATCTAATTCTTCATTAACATAATGAACAGTACATCCAGTCATAGTCTCACCTGCTTCCATTGCCTGTTCTACTGCATGTAACCCCTTATACTTAGGAAGTAATGATGGATGAACATTTATCATAGGAGCAGGAAACTTAGATGGATTCTTAATCACTCTCATATATCCAGCAAGAATAATTAAATCTACGTTCCATGCCTCAAATAATTTTATCATTTCATCCTCATTCTTGGCATCAATATAACAATGAGGAACACCGAACTTCACTGCTCTTTTAACGGCACCACATTTTTCTTTGTTATGTACCATCAACACAACTTCATCCTGAGTACAGGTTCGAAGTATATTCTCAAAATTAGTTCCGTTACCAGAACACATAACACCTAATTTCATTGATAATATCCTGGATTGTATTTTGAGTTATCAGATTGACTCCAATCTTTATACTCTGGTTCTTCTGTACCAACATAATGCTGGAAGTGTTCTGTGTCAAAGTATGATGGTGGTAATGGTTTCACATCATCATATGCACCTGCCATTCTTTTCTTATGTTCTCTTTCATCCAATACTTCATTAATAAGTATCTTCAACTCTTTAACCATTTGAGGAGTACATAACCTACGAGGTGTAATCAACCAAGGTTTATGGTTGTGTGGGTTCTTCGCTGCATCTAACTTCTTTTTATAATTAGGATCATTAGGATCCAAAGGAGCACTCATTCCTTGGGTATCAATTTTCATTTACAATATCCTCCTGTTTTTTAAAAAATTCACCTAGAGATGATGATACATTAGGTGGTTCTGGATCTTTATATCCTTTCATCTTTTTCCACTTATTATAAAGAGCACCCAGTACCCAAGATTGTGAAAGACTCTTAGGCCCATTCTCTAACAACTCAAGTTGCTTCTTGTCACTTGTGTATGCTTTATACTCTTCTCTCCAGTTGGAGTCATCATAGGATTTATTCGACATCCCATTTTCTCCTTTTCCATTCATTATACATTTGGCCATATATCATTCCTTCATGAGATTTTATATCCCTTCCCTCAAGAAGTTCTATCTGTTGTTTAGATAACTCATTTCTTGCCATACTAAGATAATCTTTTTCCCAATTAGGAATATCTTTAATGTATTCTTTAGTCATTATTTAATAGATTGGTTAGAGCATTTTGTATTCTTGATTTTCTTTTTCTTTTGGGTTTAGGAATTGATGGTGCCTTACCACCTACCCATGCTTCATTTTCTGGTGTAGAAGGATCATTCTTAATAAACTGACCTTTCTCATTTCTAGCTCTTAATGGTTTTTTAATTTTAACCTTAACTTCTTTCACTTTTTTCTTAATAGGAATCCTAATTACCGAATCAGTAATAAACTGTTCTACAGGATTGCCTATACATATCTTTCTAATGTAAACTACTCTTTCTGCACCTTCTACTATCTCGTTGAGCACCTCTATCTTTAGATAGGATGTAGACTTAAACTCTTTTAATCTAGACATTTTAATCAATCCTTTATACGAATAGGAACATCAATCTCCCATGATGATGACTTTAACTTTACCATTTTAAATTTTTTCTTATTCTTTTCAATCTCATTTAGGTATGCTTCACGACCAGGTTCAGGTTGAATCTCACCATAATGAGTTTCTTTCATACCCAAATATTCTAAGATAGAATCATCTATCATCTGATAAAGGGTATCCCATGTTAAGGTTTCTCTTAACTTAGTCGCAATCTTATCAATGTCACCTCCATCTAAGTACTCACCCTTAGATATCTTTTCTGAATAATCATCGTATTGAGAAATAAGTTTCGCTCTGATCTCTACCAACTCATTGAGATTAATAGTGATCTTTACATCATCATAAATGGCCATTATGAATGGTTTTAATTAAATTATATATGCCCTGTATTATAACATATCTTTTTCATTTTGTATATAATCTACCAAAGATTTAAGAATGTTAACATTATTGTCCACTAACCTCAAAATTTTATCACAATTCTTACATTTATTCTCCTTTAACTTTACATTAGTTTTATTACATACAATACAAGTTCCTAATGATTTAAATGATTTTATATGATAATTATTTAAAATTCTTTTCTTTGCACACTCCTTACACTCATACGAATAGGAAGACTCTAATGCAGCATTTTTTCTACATTTATAAAAGTCTGCTACTAAATCCTTTTCTTCACCACAAACTCTACATATTCTTTTTATAAGAAATAAGTGCTGTGTCTGTAACTCTTCATCCAGAAAATCCATGGTATAAAAAAAGACCCCTACAGTATGTAGAGGTCTTATCTATTTGTAATAGTTAATTATATTTAACCAATAGAAGGAGCAACAAGTGCAACTTCACTAGTCTCAGCAGCTGCTAAGTCAAGTGGGAAGTTATGAGCATTACGCTCGTGCA